GTGAAGACTTCCCGAAAGAGTTTGCGTTGTATGATCTAAACAAACTCTTGGCAAAGGTTTCCTTGTATAAGGATGCTGACTTGGCGTTTGATGATGATAAGATTAACATCAGCGCAAACAAGAAGTCAGATTACATCAAGTATTGTTCGTCAAAGGTTATTGTAACTCCACCCGAAAAGCCAATCACATTTGGTGAGCCTGATTGTTCATTCAGTCTTTCGCAAGAAGATCTTGACTGGATGCGCAAGAGTGCTGGCATCTCTGGTTCGCCGAACTTTGTGTTTGAGAGCGACGGTTCTACTATTCACTTCATTGCTACAGATGTGAAGGATGATTCTGCTGACCAGTCCAAGGTTGAGATTGGAACAGTCGAGAATGGTAAGGAATTCAAGGTTGTAATGAAAGTCGAAAACTTCAAGTTGCTTGAAGGTTCGTATGATGTTGCGATTGCCAAGAAAGGTCTTGCTCGCTTCAAGCATAAGACCGTTGATATCACTTACTACATTGCAATCGAAGCCGCAAGTTCGACATTCGGAGAATAATCATGGCACTTGATAAAGCAAAGGTTCTGGGATGCCTTCAGGAAATCTCAAACTCTCTGACTCGCATTGAAGCAGAGCGCGATCTTATCAAAGAGATCCTTGAGAAAATGCAAGACGAATGTGAGATTCCAAAGAAGTTGAGTCGTAAACTGGCGAAAGTTTACCACAAGCGCAACTATGAGGAAGAAGTTGCCGAGCAGAGTGACTTTCAGACTATCTATGAGAATGTGGCTAAATAAAAACTTGGGGTGCAACTGTTCTTGTTGACAGCACAATCCGCCAGACTGCCGCTGTGAGGGTTCACCTCCTCCACCCCATCTTCTCTTTGTGAGGAATTTATATTATGAATGAAGCGTTGTGGGTTGAAAAATACCGTCCTCATACTATTGCCGATTGTATTCTTCCTGATGAATACAAGAGCACTTTCCAATCTTATGTTGACCGCAAAGAGATTCCCCATCTCTTGCTTTGCGGCACTCCAGGAACAGGTAAGACTACCGTTGCTCGTGCACTGTGCGACGAGATCGGTTGCGATTATCTGATGATTAACGGCTCGGACGAATCAGGCATTGACACTTTCCGAGTCAAGATTAAGAACTATGCAAGTGCGATGTCTCTTGGTGGTGGTAAGAAAGTTATCATCATCGATGAGGCAGATTATCTGAACCCAAATAGTACGCAACCAGCCATGCGTGCTGCGATGGAAGAGTTTGCGCATAACTGCACTTTCATCATGACTTGTAACTTCAAGAATCGTATCATTGAACCGTTGCATAGTCGATGTGCAGTAATTGAATTCAAACTGCGTAAGGAAGATAAGCCAAAGATGGCGATGGCGTTCATGAAACGTGCATCAGAAATTCTTACAGGTGAAAAGATTCCGTTTGATAAGGCAGTGCTGGCTGAAGTTGTCAAGAAGCACTTTCCAGATTATCGTCGTGTTCTAAACGAACTTCAACGCTATTCTGTCAGTGGTAAGATTGATTCTGGTATTCTTACCAGCATTGCTGATGTTTCGATCAATGAATTGGTCACCTCTCTGCGAGATCAAAACTTCAGTGCAATGCGCAAGTGGGTTGCTGATTTTGGTAGCGATGACCCTGCAAAGATCTATCGTAAGATCTATGATAGTCTTTATGATATTATGGATAAGTCCACGATTCCGAATGCTGTCTTGATTCTCGCCAAGTATCAATATCAGGCAGCATTTGTTGCCGACCAGGAACTGAACCTCACCGCATGTCTAACTGAAATGATGGTTGAGTGTAAGTTCAATGGCTGACCTATTTAAAGAAATCATTCCGTCTATTCTACAGACGAAAGAGTATGCTCTCCTGACTGAGCAGGACGAAAAGTCATATTCTGCATTTATGGTGAACCGAGCACTCTCGTATCACAGAGATACTGTTCTCTGGGCGAACGAGATGAATAAGTTTTCGACTCTGGACAATAAACTCAAATATGACTTTCTTATAAATATTGTTAGAGCCCAAAAGCGTCCATACAGTAAATGGCACAAAAAGGCTCAAAGCAGTGATTTGAATGTCGTAAAAGAATATTATGGCTACTCCGATGCGAAAGCAGAAGAAGCATTAAAGATTCTGTCCGACGACCAAATCACCGCTATGAAAAAACAATTATATAAGGGTGATTGACCATGGTCGAAAAATTAGTAGAAGTCACATTAGAAAAGCAAGACGACTTCCTCAAGGTCCGCGAAACTCTAACGCGCATCGGTGTCGCTGCAAAGAACGACAACATTCTTTACCAGTCTTGCCATATCCTCCATAAACAAGGAAAGTATTACATCGTCCACTTCAAGGAACTCTTTGAATTAGACGGTAAGCCATCCAACATGTCAGACAATGATGTTCAGCGTCGTAATACGATTGCGAATCTAATGGCTGAATGGGGTTTAGTGAAACTTGTTAATGCAGATAAGACAAAGGATAACGTCGCACCATTAAGCCAGATCAAGATTCTTCCATTCAAAGAGAAGAATGAGTGGCAATTGGTTTCCAAATATACAATCGGGAAGAAAAAGAAGGAAGGTTAATTTATGCTAACTGTGAATGTGTATCGACTTCGTGATGATCTTGAACTTCCAACATACGGCACGACTCTCGCAAATTGTTTTGATTTGTCATTTCAGCCAACTGACACACATGTCACTGGTTACGACAAGTACAACAATCCAATCAGTCAATTAATCAATAACTTCAAGGAGATCTCGATCTATCCTGGTGATAGATTGCTTATTCCTACTGGATTAATCTTTAAGATCGAAAAACGATTTACAATAGAAAATTTTGCGGATATCTATAGCGCATCATCACCATCACTTCAAAACTATAGCATCCGTCTTCATCCGCGTTCAGGTTTGTCGCTGAAGCGTGGTTTGGTGTTAGCAAACTCTGAAGGCATCGTTGATGTTGACTATCAACAGCAAGTGTTTGTTCTTCTAACAAACATCTCTTCTATTGGTCAGACTATTAAGGCTGGCGAGCGAATCGCACAGGCTGAAGTTACTTGCAATGAACAAGTTGAATTTGTTGTTCTTGCAAATGCACCAGAAAAACATTCAGAGCGTAATGGTGGATTTGGTTCAACTGGTGTATAAATTATGATTCGTGATGAATTGTCATGGGATGAGTTGTTCATCCTTCAGGCTGCTTTGATCTCACAAAAAAGCAAAGACCCATCAACCAAAGTCGGCTGTGTGATTGTCAATGATGACAATGTTATACTCAGCACAGGCTTCAATGGTTTCCCGAGAGGCATTGAAGAAGATTGGGCTGATCGTTGGAAGCGCCCAGAAAAATATCACTGGGTTGAACATGCTGAACGCAATGCAATCTTCAACGCCGCACGTGTTGGTGTTTCACTCAACAACTCTCGTGCTTATCTAAACTTTGAACCGAAGCCATGCGCCGAATGCACACGCGCATTGATTCAAGCAGGTATCAAGGAAGTCATCGGTCCGAATCGACCATTCACAGGTAAGGGTGCTGGCAAGCATTACTCGATCGATCACGCCGAAGTAATGTTGCGCGAGGCAGGAGTCCGTGTGCGCCGATTTGACCTTCCCCCCGAGTTATTACCGCCTCTATAATAGGACCGCTGCAATAGGATTGCAGGAGGTCTGGTGAGACTTGCGCAAGTCATTGATTCTATTAGAGTTTTTTTCCTTTACAATTTTAGGGAAATAAGCGATAATATATGTATGAAATGTGAAAACACTGTGAAGATTGGTGACGTCGTCAAGAGTCTTGACTTCGTTGGTATCAACGACTGCTTTTATGTCGGTCTCGTGACCGAAATCCTCAACGACGGTCGATTCCGCGCCAAGGCAATCAAGCGTGTGTGGAAGGGCGAGGCTGATAAGCGTCCTCTTGCTGACGAGTTCTTCGCTCCGCTTCCTGGTCATGATTTCTTCGACGACATGGCTGAATGGAAGAATGCTGCTCCTCGCATCCAGGTGGTTGCCTAGTAAGAACATATGAAAATGACTAAAATTGTATACAATGCTTGTTATGGTGGGTTTGGTCTGTCGAATAGGGCTGTGAGGCGTTATTGTGAGATCAAAGGTATCGCTGAAGAAACTATCTATCACCGAGATATCGAACGAACTGACCCTGTGTTGGTGCAGGTCGTGGAGGAACTCGGGGATAAGGCTAACGGTGATTGTGCGGAGTTGCGTATTGCAGAATTGTCTGCTGGCACTCTATATCGCATCGATGAGTATGATGGACTAGAGCAAGTGTGTACGCAGGATGATTATGCATGGAGTGTAGCGTAATATGAAAAAGCAAACTGAAACTCTGTTGAGTGAGGCGATTGACCTTGTGAATGGTGCCGATCATGTTCTTGCGAACACTCTTTCGCAACTTGATTTGAGCGCCAAGAACTGTTACGATCTTGCTGAGAAACTTGAACGCGCTCGCAACCTTCTTTTGGTTGTCGGCGATCGCAAGTATCAGGCTGAGTTGAATCAAGTTCCTATGTCTACCGAAGGAGTACCGTTCTAATGGCTCGTGTTAAAGATCTGTTTCATGACATCATCGAGATGTATTTCTATGATGGCATGAAGGAGGCTGAGATCGCAACGTCTCTTGGTATCTCATTGCTACAGGTTCATGAGGCAATCGGATTCTATGAGCAAACAAACGAGAGGTTGGTGACAGACGCTGATGAGGTTGTTTCTTACGATGACCTTATGCATGATCCCATTGAAGGTAAATACAACTCGGAGCAATGATATGATTGACATGTCTAAGATTGTTGAACATGCACGCGCTCTTGAGGAGATGGGTTGCTCCGTTGTTGTCTTCACCCCAGAAGAGTTGCGCGGCGCAAACCCTCATCATGTTGCATCTCGTTTGATTGAATTGGGATGGGAAGTGATTGATGATATCGCTGGTCCCGAGAACGAGATTGAAGAAGATTGGAACTGGGGCATCAAGTGATTGATCCGCACTGGTTCCATGTTTTTTTCTATCTTTGTGGATTAATTTCAGGTATAATAATTTGTGTTCCCGCCAAACGAAAGGGTAAATATTATCATGACTAATGTATATCGTCATTCTGTTCTTGCTCCAAAAGAGCGAGTGCAATTTGACCCTCGCAATCGCAAACATATGGTTGATTTTGCGAGGTTTGTCAAGTATAATACTTGGAAGGATGGATGTTCTTATTTCTTGGAAGATCCGTTTACAGATATTCCGACAATGATTCGTTGCAAAATTGCTGATTACACTTTGTCTAAACTTGTGGAGAAAGTCTAATGGATGTTGTATTGCTTTCGTTGACAGTCATTCTTCTTTCGTTGACTTCAGTATCAGTGCTTGTCGTGTCTTATCACCTTATGCAGATTCGGAAAAATCTCCAAGATGCTATGAAGATTTGCGAAGATGCAGTCCGTTCTCTGCGTAGTGGAGGTCCGTGATGTCTAATGGCAACTTCGAAGTGCTGCCTCGTGGCACAACTACAGAACTGCAGTTTTTGCGACAACTAGCCAAGGATATCGTTGAATGTTATCCCAAGCATGGCACACACTTTACCATTGAGGAAGTGAAGCGTCTTGCGGCAAGGGTTGAGGGATTTTATAATGCTCATGTAGAGAAGTATCCTGTATGATGATTTATTGCGCTGCTCGATTCAAACCGAAGAAGAAGCGTAAGTCAAAGGGTGTAGTTGCGACCAAGTATCGCAAGTCGACAGCCATTCTTGGTTATGAGAAACTGCCGAGTCTCTCTTATGGTCCGCGAGTTGGTGCTGGTGATGCTCGCAACATTCAGTCGCTGAAGTCTGATAAGATCTTCACTGAGAAGAAAGAAAGTCTGATGTACACTGGCACTTTGGTGAAGGGTATTGCTACAATGCATAAGAGCAACGCTGTTCCAGTGATTGACGAGGAGCAGATGAAAGACATTTCCCGTATGAGGAGAGGTTGACATTGAAAGTTTCAATCGGAAAATACCCTAAGAAAGACGGTAAACAGAAAGTCTCTGTTCGCATTGATCCATGGGACACATGGAACATGGACGCAACTCTTGCGCTCATCATCCATCCCATGCTCAAGCAGTTGAAGAAAACAACTCATGGCGCACCGTATGTTGATGATGAGGATGTTCCTGAGCATCTTCGCACTTCTGCAGCCAAGCCAAAGAAGAATGATTGGGATGTTGACAGCAACCACTTCAAGCGTTGGGACTGGGTGCTCAGCGAGATGATTTGGGCATTTGGCGAAGAAGTCAAAGACAAAGAACCCAATTTCTGGATTGAGAAACCCAAGTGGAACAAAGACGGCATGGTAAAGGGTGGCAACCTAGACAAAGAGAAGAGGGATAAATACCTCGGAAGGAAGAAGAACGCATTCCGCCTTTTTGGAAAATATTATGAGAATCTTTGGGATTAAAAATGATAAACAATCTGGACTACTGTTCTTTACAAGAACAGTTTAAAAGATCCGAACCATTCCATCATGTAGTTATTGACAATTTTTTCGATGATAAGACTGCCGCTGAGATAGCGAGCAGTTTTCCAGCACACAATGATTCTGTGTGGACTGTTTCTTATGACAATGCTGTAGAAAAGAAGAAAGCCTGTTCGCACTGGGATAAATTTCCTGCGCCGATTTACTCATCATTGTTCTTTCTTTGTAGTCATAAGTTTGCTGGTGTTCTAAGTCACATTACACAAAACTCAAACATCATCCCAGACTACGGTCTTCATGGCGGTGGAATGCATTCTCATAGCCGAGATGGCAAACTAAACATCCATAAAGATTATTCGCTACATCCTAAAATGCCATTGATGCGAAACTATAATCTTATCATGTACATGACACCAGACTGGAATCCTGAGTGGGGTGGTGGTCTAGAATTTTGGAGTCATGATGAAGAAACGCAGCAACCTAAAGAATGCATCACTAAAATTGAGAATAAGTTTAATCGCGCTGTGTTATTCGACACCACGCAAAACTCTTGGCATGGTTTACCCGAAGAATTAACATGCCCAGAAAACATAGCGCGAAGAAGTCTGGCTACATACTATTTGAATCCCATAAATAGTAAAGCGGAATCAAGAAAGCGTGCATTATATGCTCCCTATGGAGATCAAAAAAACGATCCAAGTGTTCTACAATTTTGTAAAGAGAGAAGTTTATGAAAGTATCTGTTATTACCGCAACAACTGGCGGCGTCAGACTTGCTGATTGCATTGATTCTGTACGCAATCAAACCTATAAAAACATTGAACATTATGTTATTGTTGATGGTTCTGATAGATGGGAACAAACCTCTGAAATTCTCAATGCGATGGAATTTCCTAACGGCAATAATGAGTTCGTCATTGTTCTGCCGCACGCAACTGGACTAAATCGATTCAATGGTCACCGTATCTATGGTGGCTTTAGTTTCCTGACCAACGGTGACTATATTGCATGGCTAGATGATGATAATGAGTTTACGCCAAATCATATCGAAAGCCTTGTTAAGATTACACAAGAAAAACAACTAGACTGGGCATATTCGCTGCGCCAGATTGTTGATAGCAAGGGCGAGTTTATCTGCAACGACGATTGCGAAAACTTGGGTAAATACAAGTCCGTTCTTAACGACCACTTTGTCGATGTGAGTTGTTTCTTTGTTCGTCGTGAACTTGCGGTGAACATTGCTCCGATCTGGCACCGTCAGGCGCGACCACCCAATGGCATGATGGAAGTTGACCGTGCATTGACTGCTGTTCTGATGCATGAACAGAATAAGTTAAAGTTTGACTCCAACAACGATTATACGGTAAAATATAGAGTAGGAAGCACAGGAATATCTGTGCAGGCTGACTTCTTTATCAACGGTAACGCTGAGATGCTCAAGCGTTATGCTGGAAAACTTCCCTGGAAACAATAATGCGTTTTGTAATTTGTCATGTTCGTAATGAGGAATATCTTTTAAATTGGTGGCTTCAGCACCATAAAGATAAGTTTGACCACGGGGTTATCGTAGACTATCATTCTACTGATGGTTCTATGGATCTTGTTAGAAAGATTACACCCAAGTGGCAAATCATAAAATCGGTAAACAAAGATTTCAACGCAATCACCTGCGATAATGAGATCATGAATATCGAACGCAGCATTCAACAACAGTATCCGTATGCTTGGATGATTACTCTAAATGTCACCGAGTTTCTTATTGGTAATACTCGCAGATTATTGCATGCCTTCAAGTCACAGAAACCTGTTCGCATGCAAAAACTTATTCCATGCGATGTGATGATTGACACAGAACAGCAAAAGTTTACCGAACCAGATCCTAGTGTATCTCTTGTAACACAAAGAACATTTGGTATGCCTTGCGATTATAGCGAAGATACTGTTTATAATGCATATGCTGGTGCTAGAGATTTTCAAGCAATTGAAGATAATGTTATGTATGACAATCGTAAGATGCGAAGCATGCATAACTTTGCACTAAACTATTTCGACACTTCAGTCTGGCGAGCAGGTAGACATTACTGGGGAACACCAGCCGAAGACTTCCGTATTTTGTGGTATGGGTATTCACCATTTACAGAAGATCTTCTTCAGCGTAAACTTGCAATTCAAACTCAAATTCCTGAGGCTGATAAGGCAGTTGGTAACGGTGGACAGCACCTGCTAAATAGAGATACAGCGATTGCTCGTTACGAATGGCATCGCCAGTTCGGTATTGATTTGCGTGATCAAATTATAATGCTAGAGAATAGATTATGAAAATTTTACTGTTAGGTGGAAAGGGTTATATCGGTTCTCGATTACACCCATATCTTGTTTGGCGCGACTACGATGTAACTTGCTACGACCTTTGTTGGTTTGGCAATTCAACGATGATGCCATTTGTTCGCAAAGACTTCAATAATCTAAGCATAGAAGAACTAACGAAATATGATGCTGTCATATTGTTAGCAGCACATTCTTCGGTTAAGATGTGCGTCGATGATTACATGTCATCGTTTAACAATAACATCAGAAATTTTGTCAATCTAGTGCATAAAATTGAATTGATACCGAAGCCAATTAAACTAATCTATGCTAGTTCCTCGTCTATCTATGGAAACACTGGCGATCGAATAGCCACCGAGGAACAAAAAGAATTTATTTGCGTAAATAACTATGACCTTACGAAATATGCAATAGATCAATACATGCTTAATAATAATCCGATTGAGCCATGGTATGGGCTTAGATTCGGCACTGTTAATGGATTTTCACGCAATTTCCGCAGTGAACTGATGCTTAATTCTATGTCGATGTCAGCAATAGAGAATGATGTGATACGCATGTCTAACTCACATATTCATCGTGCTATTCTTGGATTATCAGACTTGCTAGAATCAATTGACGCTATTCTACAGAAAGGCAACAGCAAAAATTCTGGCGTCTATAATATCAATTCCTTTAATAGCACTGTATCTAATCTAGCAAAAGAAGTTGCTGCTATAACTGATGTAGAAATAATTGATGAGGGTAAGGTTGGTAATCCTTATGACTTCATGATATCGAATAAAAAATTCAGCGATACCTTTGACTTTAAATTTAAGTCTACCGTGCAGTCGATTGTACAAGAAATCAAAACACAATATGGCAATGTGACATTTACAAACAGAGATAAGAGTGTGCGATATGAGTAATTATGAGATAATCGAAGAGTGTTATGCATGCGGCTCTAGCGCATTACATAAATTTTGTTCTCTGGGTTCTCAGCCTTTGGCTAATAATCTTAAGGATACACCCGAGCAAGATGATGAATTGTATCCACTAGAAGTAAATGTTTGTATGGAATGCTATCACTCTCAGTTGACAGTATCTGTTGATAGAGAAGCGTTGTACAAGCATTATCTTTATGTCAGCGGAACATCGAACACTTTAGTTAAAGAATTTGATCAGGTTGCCTCTCAAATTCATTCAGAAAATCCTGGAGACAATAAACGAATTCTTGATATTGCTTG